GTGGAGTAGGTAAAAGCTATATCACATCTGCCTTCGTCTGTCATACCCTCCTCCTTAATCCCCAAATGAAAGTACTGGTTGTTAGTGCTTCCAAAGTTAGGTCAGATGACTTCTCTACATTTACACAGAGACTTATACATGAAATACCTATCCTACAACATCTTAGATCCTCGGAAGGTCAAAGACAATCAAAAGTATCATTCGATGTTGGCCCTGCATTAGCTTCACATTCCCCATCAGTGAAAAGTGTGGGTATAACAGGACAATTAGCAGGTAGTAGAGCTGATCTTATCGTGGCTGACGATGTGGAGGTTCCTAATAACTCCATGACTCAATCAATGAGAGATAAATTATCGGAAGCAGTTAAAGAGTTCGATGCTATTCTGAAACCTGAAGGATCAATTATCTATCTGGGAACTCCACAAACTGAGATGTCACTGTATGAAACTCTACCTGAGAGAGGTTATACAGTACAAATATGGCCTAGTAGATACCCTACTAATGAACAACTTGTAAGATATGAAAATAAGTTAGCACCTTTTATACGAAATAGTACAGGTAAAGTAGGTGATCCTACCGATCCTCTACGTTTTGATGATGATGATCTTACCGAGAGAGAACTATCCTATGGTAGATCAGGATTTAATCTCCAGTTTCAACTAGATACTTCACTTAGTGATGCCGATAGGTATCCTCTTAAACTTAGTGATCTAATAGTTATGTCACTAGATGGTGATAAAGCTCCTGAGAAACCTGTGTGGTCTAGAGATCCTGAAAATAAATTGACCGATCTACCTAATGTGGGTCTACCAGGTGACGGATATTACTCTCCTCAAAAGAAAATAGGTGATTGGTTAGAATATACTGGTAGTGTCCTGTCAGTCGATCCTAGTGGGAGAGGTAAAGATGAGACAGGATATGCAGTCGTTAAGATGCTAAATGGTATCCTCTATGTTACTGAATGTGGTGGATTGCAAGGAGGATATAAACAAGATAACCTACAGGCACTCTCAGTCATCGCTAGACGTAATAAAGTTAATCTGGTATTGATAGAGTCTAACTTCGGTGATGGGATGTTTATGGAACTGTGGAAGCCTATTCTAAGTAAGATATATAATGTGACTATGGAAGAAGTTAGATCTAATATACAGAAAGAGAGAAGAATTATAGATACTCTTGAACCTGTTATGAATCAACATAGATTAGTTGTAGATCCACAAGTGATAGAAAAAGATATACAGACTGTTAGAAATTATCCTAGTGAAAGTCAAGCTAAATATATGCTATTTCACCAGATGACTAGGATTACAAAAGATAAAGGTGCTCTGATTCATGATGATAGATTGGATGCCCTGCAGATGGCAGTTGGTTATTGGGTGGAACAGATGGCTACCGATGCGGATAAAGAAGTGGATATTAGGAAAGATAGACTTATGGATGAGGAATTAGAGAGGTTTACTGCAGGTGTGTTTGATAAACAATATAAAGAGACACCTAATGTTTGGATGAATATGTAGGGAAAAAATCTGAGGGGGTATATCTAACGTGCCGAGAGGCAGTTTCCCCCATCGGTTGCTCCGCAAAAAGCCAGGGAAACCAGGACCGGGCTACTTTTCTGACTTCTTTTGATTCCTTATTATTTTTTTTTACCTCATTAATACTGCATACCTGCATGGGGTATGTTGGCCTAACTACTTCATACCTGTATGGGGTATTGGCGAAGCTGGGCCTGTCATTCTATTTTTATTTTTTATCCTTTTATTTTTCTATCTCTGTTTCTCTATCTATCTGTGTTTTTTGGCCTTGGTATTGCTGGCCTTAAAAATAATCAAAATAAAACTTGACGTATTTTTTTACCTATGATCTAATTAAGGCATTCAAATTTGCCAAATCAAAGCAAGTCGATACACTCGCACTGATTAGTAAGTCGCTTTAAAAGCTCATTTGATAGTTAAAGTTTGAAACAACATATAATCCGAGTATCTGATTTGTTAGAACATGAAAAACTTTGATGCATTTTAAAATTTGTTTAAGATTATCTACAAAATCAGAATACCGATATATTCCATTTAATCTTATTCTATATGAATATAGATCTTTGACAATTGAATCTGGAGTATCTTGAATGCTATTAGTTGAGAGTAGGTTTTAACATTCAACTAATAGAGGAAATATGCTTTATTCCAAAATTGCTAAAGTACAAGATTTAGTTTATAAATACAGGGATGTTAGTATTTATAATTTTGGTAACTTCACTGTTTCAGTAGGGAAAGATCAGTTTCCTAATGAGCCAGTAGCACCAAAACGAGTACAGGAAGCAGTAAATGCATATCTTTATGGAGTAGCGACAATTCCAAGTAGTCTTCCTTTCGGGCCTTCCTTGATAACATTTGATGAGCTTGTAGAGGTATGTCAGGAAGCGAGAGATAGAAGCAAAAATATATCACAAAGTTATTTACAATAATATATTTTATCTACTCTCTACTAATAGCATTCATGGTTAATTCGTATCTTTTATGGGTCATGGCTTAACTAATGGTATAGACATGGCTAAACGTAGATTCAAGTATATCTATGTTCCTGTTGATCTGAAAAAGAGATCAGTATTAACTAAGGAACAGATGATAGATTTAAATGTTAAACATGAAAGTGAATTAAAAGTAGTGAACTTTCCTGCATTTCCGAAAGGAGTAAAGCCACAATTAAGTAGATTTTGGAATGCCATGTCTAAGCAAAAAATATTTCGTCTTAGAAGGAGATAACATGGCAAGAGCAAAAAACTATTGTGGTAAGATGAGGGAAATTGATAACCCTTATGAAACATGGACACTAGAACGTGCAGGGTGGACATGGCAGGTATTAAAGAAGTACCAGACACCTGAGAAGGAGAAGACTAATCCTTATGCTAGGTGGTTGGTCGCTGCGAAATCACCTGATACGTATGGATCTTGGGAAATGGGTGATACTTATGTGCATGAAATTAAAAATTCAGGTGCAGTTCGTACTATAAACCCTATTTTCAGAGAGGAGATGAGAGAATTAGGTATAGGACTACCTAGTAATTAATTAACCTGTCATGATCCATAAATGATACGAATTAATAGTATGTTCTCTTTACTTTCTATGAAACTTGCTAGTTCCTATCCTAGAGGAGTAAAATACTAGGAAGGAAGCTTATGGATAAGATGTATGGAAATTACACGCCTGATTTTGGTTGGGCAACTCCATTCAACATACTGACAACGACACGAGATTCTAAGGAATATGTGTCAATGTCAAGAATGGTTCCATTTTCAGAAGAAAACCTTGAATATGCAAGGAATCTAGCCCAAGCCCGCTACAAGTGTAGTAGGTCGGACATCCGTGTCCGTTGGAGAAATATTGATGGTGGAAGGAAGCATAATCCACAGCACAATATCAAGAGTGAGGCAACTCATTTTGATGTGTATCATTCTCCTAGAAAGAAGAAGACGGAGGAAGTATTGTACACTACTGATATGTTTGGTCATATTATCGGCCCTGCAATCGGATAATTTTTTAATAATAACATTATTTAGTATTTTACTTCTCTCTGATAGGAATTAGCTATTTATAGAATAGGTGTGTATCATCTTGGAGTGCATAAGTGCCACATTTTCTATTAAGAAGTGATTAGTGGGGAAATAAGAAATCCTACAATCTATAGAATTGTCGAGCAAAACGCCTAATAGCAATGTTCACACCTATTCTTCTAATTTCTAGGAAGGAAGGTAAATATGTACGATACACATAACCCTATGGTTCGTGGATTTTCTCATAAATCTGCTAAGAATTTAGAACTGGTAATTGCTTTCGTATTCGCATCAATTAGAGTACAGACGAGCAGGTTACCTGATCTAATGGTAGAGTTTCGCAAAAAAGGTCTCAAATCGTCTTGGATTTGGGGCAATAAGATAAAGGGATTAGAATATGTTAGAAAGCATAGGCAAGACCTTTACATGCGTATGATGAAGATTCTAAAGGCCAAGAAGAAAGATTGTGATCTTGAGTTACTGATGCTTTTCCTGGAAGTACCGGGATTGGGCTTGCCGAAGGCAGGATTTGTAGTCCAATTAGTAGCAGGAAAAGCAGGATGTATGGATGTTCACAATTTTAGGAAGCATCTACCTGAAGTGGATGCATCTAAGGGTACACCTAATTATTTTCAGACATCTGGAAATTCTCATGCCACCAAGTTAAGGAAGGCAATTGAATATTTAGACTTGACAAAATTATTAGGAGGTGCTAAAGTAATGTGGAATGAGTGGTGTACGGATAGAAGTGCTGATTATCCACTTCATTTTCCTACTCCATTCGATGTATCAGAAGTACACTTATGCATTTGGAAATAGATAGGAGTATATATGTCACCAAAAGCAATGAGGAAGTGGGTGAAAGCCCGCAAATACAAGGCAGGAAAGCTCCGTAATGGAGTATACTGTTCTTGTTCACAATGTGAAACAGGCGGTAGAGGTAAAAACTATCGTAAATCTCAATTAGAAGGTAAGAGAGCATAAA